AGAAACAGCGGCCTTCAAAATGGCTGTCCTTTTTTCCGTGTCCTATCTCTACGAGCACAGGGAAGATGCGGATTACCACAATCTGCTTCTCACCCTGCGCTCCCTTTTGTTTGGAGAAAGAAAGGAAGCCTTCTGATGAAAATCGGAAAGATGGACAAACGGATCACCCTTCTTAGACCTATCCCTTCCGAAGATGGATACGGAGGTTTTCATACAGACTACGAAGAAATGGGACAGATCTGGGCCCAGGTGATCCAGACCAACTACGCCGAGCAGGAGGCCCAGGGGACGCCCATGAACCGGGAGCAGCTGCGGCTGAAGATTCGGCCAAGAAAGGATATCCGGAAAGGTTGGCGGCTTCGGCTTTTGAAAGAACTCTATGAAATCGAAACGGTGGACAATACCTACCGGGACAGCACCACGCTGATCATCTACCGGTATGAACAGGGGGTGTAGGAAGTGCCTTTCTTTACGGTAAAAGTCCCGGAAGGGGAACTGAGCAAGGCTGTCCGGCAGATTGCTGCCTGGGACGGGAAAGCCCGCCTCCGGGTGGAAGCCGCTCTGAAAAACGGCACAAATGCGGTAGCCCGGGAAGCTCGGCAACGGGTCCCGGTCCGGTCGGGGAAACTGAAGAAATCCATTAAGACCCGGTTTTCTACGGTGAAACTGGAAGGTCAGGTATACAGCAACGTGCCCTATGCCCATCTGGTGGAATTCGGCAGCCGGGCCCATACGGTGAAGCCCAGGAAGAAAAAGGCCCTCCGGTTTTTCCGGGGCGGGCCCGTCTTTACCAAACGGTCCCGGATCCCGGCCCAGGCGGGGAAGCCCTTCTTCAAGCCGGCTTATGACTATGTGGAACCTCAGCTGATCCGGGATGTAAAGAAAGCGATCCAGGAACCATGAAGAGATTACCCAATAACGCCGTACACAAGGCCCTGGTGGCCTTTCTCAAAAACCATACGGGACTGGCCGTCTATGACTATGTGCCCCAGGAAGCGGTGCTGCCGTTTATTACCCTGGGGACCATGACGGTCCAGGACAAATCCACCAAGACCGAGGACATGACCCATCTTTCGGTCCACATCCACATTTACAGCAGCTACAAGGGCCGGTACGAAATCAACACCCTGGCGGAAAAACTGATCAACCTGTTTGGCATAGAACAACTGGATCTCGCTGCTGAAGAGTTCTATGTCTCCGCCCAGGGGGTGGATTTCTACGAAACCTACCCGGAGGATGAGACCGGCTACAGCGGGGTGATCACCCTGGAAGTCCTCATCCAAAACATCCATAAGGAGGAATAATATGGCAACTACCACTTTTCCCAGCCGGAGCGAAGCCTCTAACACGGCCACTGCCGGCAAGGATTACCTTATTTATCTGAACGCGGGAGAATCCGACACCAATCCCACCTGGCTGCTTCTTGGGGGCCAGAGGAGTGGGGATCTGAGCCGGCAGGCAGATGAAATCGACGCCAGTAGCAAAACATCCAACGGGTGGAAATCCACCATCCCCGGCCTGCGGAACTGGTCCCTGGATCTGGAATCTGTGTATCTGGCCGGAGACAAAGGAGCCAAATTCCTGGAAGCCTCTTTCCTTGCAGGGAAGCAGGTCCACATCAAATTCGAGTACCCGGACAAAAGCTATGTGACCGGCTGGGGCTCCGTAACGGAATGCAGCCTGTCCACTCCACATGATGACGTGGCCACCCTGTCTGGGACTATTTCCGGGGACGGCCCCTTAAGCGATCTGAAAAGTGCGGATGGTACTTCCATCACTGGCGGCTGAGAGGAGGAATAACATTCCATGAAGAAAATCGACTTTGAAGTATTCGGTCCCGGCCAGTATCTGTATTTCGATATCGGCCGGCTGATCCAGGTGGAAAACATCACTGGCAAAAGCGCCGGGGACATTATCCGGAACCAGGAACTGAACCTGGGGATCCTGACGGCCCTTCTTTCCATCGGCCTCCGGCAGCACGGCATCAAGAACCCTCAGTGGTACGCTACCAAAATGCAGGAACTGATCGACGAAGGTCACGAGATGGAAGAATTTGTCCAGCCGGTGGTGAAGGCCATTGCCGGGTCCGGCATCCTGGGGAAAGATGTGTATTATGCTATTTTCCCGGAAGAAGATCCTGGGAAAGAATCGGGGAAAGGGAAAACTAAGCCAAAAAACTGACAGCGGGACAGGAAGAAGTCCCGTCTTTCAATGACTGGCTGCGATGGGCAGAAGAAGTGGCCTATGGGCTGCTGCACCTTCTGCCCGCCCAGTTCTATGCTCTGACTCCCCTGGAACTGGACCGGATGGCCGAGTACCGGTTCAGGGCAGAGGAACGGAAGAAATGGGAGACCGCCTATTGGGTGGCCTGCCTCATGAGCGTCCACACCCGGAAACCGGTAAGGACGGAGAAGCTGATGAAGCCCTTCCTGCCGAAGAAAACCAGCAGCCAAATCGCAGCCGAGCGGGATGCCTTCTTCGAGGAATTCAGACGGAAAGGAGATGAGGGACATGGCGACCATCGCTGACCTTCTGGTAAAGATCGGGGCGGATACCTCCGACCTCCGGAAAGAACTCAATGCCACAAAACGGCAGATCAAGTCTGCTTTTGGGAGCGAAGCTCTTGACGTGTCCAAGAAATCCCTGGCTGTCTTAGGAGGCATCGGGGCTGGCCTGGCTGCTCTGGGGATGGCATCGGTGAAAGCCGGGGCCAGTTTCCAGAGCACCAAGACCGCTTTCACCAATATGCTGGGCAGTGCGGAAAAAGCACAGGACTTCCTGGGGAAGATGCAGGACTTTGCGGCTAAGACCCCTTTTGAATTCAGTCAGGTATCCCAAGCCGCCCAGAAGTTCATCGCTTTCGGCTTTTCTGCGGAACAGGTCATCCCCACCTTGACAGCGGTAGGGGATGCGGCAGCTGGCGTTGGTCTCGGGGCGGAAGGCATCAACCGGATCACCCTGGCCCTGGGCCAGATGGCAGCCAAGTCCAAGGTCCAGGCTGGTGAAATGATGCAGCTTACCGAAACAGGGATCCCGGCCTGGAAGATGCTGGCAGACCAGATCGGGGTGTCCGTGCCGGAAGCCATGAGCATGGTCTCCAAGGGAGCTATTGATGCGGCAACCGGCATCACGGCTCTTGTGAGCGGAATGGAACAGTCCTTCGGGGGCATGATGGATCAGCAGAGTGAGACCATCAGCGGCACCTGGTCCACCCTCATGGACGGCTTAGAACAGTCTGCCGCCCAGGTAGGCCTCCAGATTGCAGAAGCCCTGAACCTTACGGGAATCTTCCAGACGCTGGGGGATATGCTGACGAACTTTGCGGCCACAGTCCAGTCTTCTGGACTTACGGAAGCTCTCCTGACGGCCATTCCCCCTGAGTTCCAGGCGGGTATCCTGCTGATTGTTTCCACCCTCACCGGCCTTGCCATTCCGGCCATCGGACTCTTTGTTTCGATGCGGTGACGGCGAAAC